TTTCACGTTTAAGTTTAGGTCAGGCATGACTTCAAACAGCTTCTGAAACTCGTTGGCTTGCTGCGCCATTGCCATGTTGCAGTTGAACTTCTTGCCGGTCGGGCCGCCCACCCATATGTCTACGGTTGCGCCGGGGGTTGCGCCACAGAACTTCTTGCGCCCGTCCGGGCTATTGCAAGAGTCGTAACCGTACATCGTGAAATTGCGGTAACCGAGGATGTAGCCAATATTGATGGCTCGCAGTCCTGACGTTGTGCCGCCGCCAATCGCCAGTTTGCCGGGGCCAATGGCTTCCATTTCGGGGCCGGGCGCCCATGAGTGCCACAACAACACTTTCTTGCCATTGAGGTAGTCAAAGGTGGTGGGCGGGCAGCGAGAGGCGGGCATATACGTCGTGTGGTCGTTGAGATGCTTGATGCCGCTGGTGCGGTCGCGTGGGTCAAGGTTGATCCACAGGTCAGGCTCTACGCCGTTCTCAACGAGGAAATCGTGTGTGGCCTTAATGGACACAATGGGGCGACCGGCTTTGCGGTGCGCCTTAATCTCGTCAATGTAATCAGGCATTGACCACCCGCTCGCCACCAACACCATGTTGCCATCGTGTTTGATGGGAGCGAGGGTCAACTCTGGAAGATTACGGGCAAGAGCAGAGCGGATATTGGAGCAAAGCTCCTCCTCCGTCCCTGCCGCCTGCACCGTAATCTCCAGCGGCTTCATTAAGCGTTCAAGCCGGTCAGAACGTGCGGGTAACCCGCAATGCAGGTGACGTTGGAGGCGGTGACCGTGGAGGTCGTCGCTACCAAGCCCGCAATCAAACCAGCCGTCACGGTGGCGTCGTCAAGGACGCCCGCCGTTGCGGTGGTAAAGAGCGGGACGCTCGGCTGGCAGTTCGCCGCGACCAACACGCGAGGCTTACCGCCCAACTGCACCCAGCCGTACTCGGCAGAGGCAATGGACACCTGCGCGAACCCGACAGCCTTTGAGCCTGCCGAGTTGGTCGTGGTCAACGGAACTACGGTGTTATCAACCAACACGGACACAGCCGAGTAAGTTGCCACCGTAGATGCCGCACGAACGTACACAGCCTGACCGCCATCACTCAAGTTGACGGTCGTGCCAAGTGCGAACGAGGGCGACGTATCGGTGTACTCAAGCGAGACGCCGATCATATTGGATACAGAAATAGACATATCTTGCTCCTTAATGCTTGAATAGCGTGGTTTTGCCAAGTTTGATGCGGCTGATGGTTCCTTGATGGACGCCAAACTTTTCGGCTATGACCTGTTGCGAGAACCGATCTGCAAGCATTTGCTTGATCTGCTCCACATCAGCGTAAGTTAATTGGCTTTTCGTGCCGCGCCGTTGCTTTTGATCCATGTCTTTTACGTTATCCGCCGAATCACCTATAAAAAGATGGTCGGGATTAACGCAAAGGCGGTTATCACAACGATGCAATACCGATTTGCCTTCTGGAATTGGTGCCACAAACAACTCGTAGGCTACGCGGTGAGCGGTGGTAGTTTTCGGCCAAACCGTAAACTTACCGTAACCGCCTCGCGCTTGACCTGCTTGCCATTCGTGGCACCCAGATTCCATTTCCTTAACTTTTGCCAAAAACCTTTGTTTAACGTCTGATCGCGGTCTGCCACCGGGCATAACAACCTCCATTTACATGGAGATATTATGCTTTGTCGCATAAACTTATGCAATCAGGCTATCAAAACTCCTTGGAACTGGCTGCCCGAGCAGGTAAGGTTACCGGCCCAGCCAATCAATTTCACAATGGCGTCTTGGTTGACGGCCTGACGCTCACCACCGATCGGAACGAAATTACGATCCTTGTGGGGGCGGAACATCAGGTACTTGGTGTTGAGGAACCACATATGGTTCGCGTTGCCCGAGCCGCTGTTGTACGTGCTGGAACCGATACCACCGTCCAACACAACGTCAGACGCCATACCGGCACCGTAGTACTTCAACGACGCGAAACCCGCGCCCGCCATGCCCGAACCACTCTCGGTAATACGCTGAATCGCTTGGAGCGACTGCAAGTAGAAACGATAGTAGTTGTTGTCGGCCACGATCAGGTCAGGCTTGTCAGTTCCACGAACCAACTGCACCGCGAGGGCATCCATGTAGCCCTGAATGGTCGTGCTGGAGACAGCGCCCGCACCACCGCCATCAGCGGAAGCCGAGAACTTCTTGGACTGCCAGAACGTCCACACACTTCTGTTTATTCCACCGTAGGTGCCAACAGTCGGGTCATCCGGCACAGCAGCAGCAAGACCCGTGAGGTTCTTACCCGCGTTGCCGGTGCCGTCGCCATACAGGTCACCGCTGATGCGGTTAGCCAGCTGGGCTTCGGCCACTTCCATGCGACCGTCAAGAAGGTCAATGATGGCCTCCTTACCCGAGTTCTGGATCATCTCCAGACCCGAGATGGTCACCGCAGAAGCGTACTGCGTGATGGAGAACTGCGCCGAGCTAATCGGGCTGTTCTGACCCACGTTCAGCACTTCGTAACCGGAGTAGCTGTTCGTGTTGTTCGTGGTCGGATCGGTGTACATGATTTCCTGCAAAATCACGTTACCGCCCGAGAACGTCTTGACGTTCCCACGCTCCTTAAGACGACGAAGCAACGCGTTGTTGTTCGTCACGTTGTCAGCAAGCTCACCGCTACGGCTCTGAATGGTGGTAGCAATGATGTCGCTGATACTTGAGTTGGCAAATGCCATTTGATGACTCCTTTATCAGTTAATTACAAACGCGGCTCTGTTTCGGAGAAAGCCTCCTCCAAGAGGGCGCGACGGTTTGCTGCCTTGGGAGCCGTGTTTGGGCCGGGTGTGGCACTTCTGACGCTCACCGCTGCTGCGCGGGCAGTTTTCGCTACCCGATTGGCCTCCTTCGCCTGTTTTGCAGCCACTTCAGCCTGTTGGGCTTTTAGCGTCTGTTCAAACAAGGTCGGGTCAAGCCGAATGGCCTTATCATAGGCTTCATCCAACGTCTGCGCGACTCCGCTCTGTAGAAGCTGAATCATCGTTGGTCGGACTTCCTCAAAATGATCGGCCTTCAAACTAAATTGGTTGATCTCGTTGAGCAGGGTCTGGTTTTCCACCATTTCCTGCTGCTGTTTCCAGCCCATGACCTCGCCACGGACTTTGTTCAGTTCGTTTTGCAGTTGGTAGACCATCGGATCAACGCTGTTTGGCGCTGCTGTGGGGGCTTGCCCCTGCATTGCGCCTAGGTTGATGCCGTAGCTCTGCGCCAACTGCGCGAAATACTGCATTTTGGTCTGCGGGTCGCTGTTACGGAGCTTGTGGTCAGCTTCCATCAACGCGGCAACAGCCTTTTCTGGCTGCAAGCCAAGCCCTTGAATCGTGTTCATGTAAGGGCTGATGGCTTCCTGCATCGCATCGGCAAACTGCGCCTTGGAGAGCAGCGGTTCCACGCCCGCTCGCATCTGCTCCTCACGCTGCCATGCGTATTCCTGCATCTTGGGGTCGGCTTTCTGCCAAACCTCATGGAAATCCTTTTTCCACGACGCAGGAGGACGACGCCATACTGGCGGTTCTTCTTCCTCTACCTCGGGTTCTGCCTCCACTTTGGCGGGTTTAGCGAAACGCCCGCCCTCATCGCGTGATCTGGCCTCAATCGGCTCGCCACGCTCGGCAGCCTCAAGCTGTTCCTCCAGCATTGCCCTGCGGTCAATCGTTTCAGCCTGTGGGGCTTCCTGATTCTCAACGTCCATTAGCCTCTCCTGTGGGGATTGGTGAAATTCAACTCTTGGCGTAACTGTCTGATGATGCGGTCAGCTTGTTCGTTGGTCATGCGCTTGTTCACCTCATACTTGAGGCGCTCCATGCGCTCGTTTGACTGCTTTTCCCGACGTATGTGTTTGGCGGGATCGTCGTTGCCTACCTCCTCACAACCGTGCGCCTTCAAATGGCGGCGGTGCTGTGAGCGTGAGGTAATCATGCTGCCGTCAACCATGCTTTTGTACGGCTGAATGTCGGGCTGCACGTAATGGTACTGCCCTTTTTCATCCTTGCGGCGCTCTACAAACTCGCCGTCTACGAAAACATAAGTGCGTTTCATTGGTTAAACGTGGTTGGGGGTAGGGTCTTGTTCATCTGCGCGATGATGAGGCGCGTCTGGGCGTCCATGTCAGCTTTGTACTTGGCGGCTTCCTGCTGACTTTGCAGCTTCATAGCCTCCAACTGCGCCTCAAACTGCTGCTTCTGCTGCTCCATCGCCATCTTGGTCTGGTTCTTAAGCTGCTCCATCTGCATCTGCTGTTGCAGCTTGGCCTGCTGTAGCGCGGCCTCCATCTGCATACGGCCCTGCTCCATCTGACCCTTCTGCTGCAACTCGGCCTGCTTGCCCTGCTGCTCGCCATCAGGCTGCTGTTGCTGTGCGGCCTGTGCCAACTGTTGCAGGGTTGCGTCAATCTGCCCCTCAATCGGGCGGGCAGCCTTAAACGCCTGCATACCAAAGCGCAGCAACTCCATCATCATCGGCACCATCTCGGGTGACGCCTGACCAACCGGGAGTGCTTGGGCTAGGAACCCACCAAACGCTTGTAGGAATTGCAGCCGATCCTGCTTGTTCTGGTTCTCGTCCAACATCACAAGCGAGTCGGAGGCAATGTCTATGCGGAAGCTACGCAACGGCTTGTTACGGATCAGTTCCAGCGCCTGCGGGATCAACTGTTGATCCGCTGGCGTCATCTGCTCGGCAGCGGCATACGCCAGAATCGTCTCTGGCTGGTAGTGCATACACATGACCTGCGCCTTCAGCCGGATGAGTTCGGCGGCAAACATCGCCACCTCCTCCTGCATAGAGCGCAGTCTTAATCCTGCGTACTGGCCTTTGATTTGCTGCGCCGTGGCCGTTTCGCTGGCTGCCGAGACACCTCGGATGATGTCTGCGATGCCCGTGATTTCGTAGATTTGGCTCTTGATGTCCTCTCGGGCTCGGTAGCATTGGAGGAGGGCATTGGCGAGCGTGTCCAGCGGGAGAAGGTCAATGCTGCCTTTAAGGCCGCCCTTCTCGCTAAAAGCCATCCACTTATCAACTGGAATAAGCGCATTGTTGTCGCCCTCCGTCATCAAGCGTTGTAGGGCAGGCTGGCTAGCGTCATACACACCGCGTACACGCAGAGACTTGACCAAGCCGTCAATGCGGTCGGAGAGAATGTCCAACTCCATCGCCTGATCTTGGTACAGCACAAAGTCAGGAACGGGTACGAGCGTGTCGCTGGTCGTCGTGGCGTACAGCGGGCGCGGGCAGGGGAAGAATCCCTCAAGGCCGAGCGGGTCGTCACGCACATCAATGATCTGCGGCATACCCTTGGAGAACCAGTAAACCTTCTGGCTTTCCTTGTCCCAAAGTTCACAAATCTTTGCGCGGTTATAAAGGCGCTTGTTTTCGTTGTAAGCGTTCAGCGGCTCCGGGCCTTGGTCTAGCGGTATCTTGGCCGCCATTTCCTCGCCAAAACGCTCTACGAGCGCCTCGCGGGTCATGTAAACCCAGCGCCATACCTGTCCGACTTCTTCCCATGTGCGGGCGGTGCTGTGACCAAAGTCACGCCAATGAACGTAATCCACCGGGGCGCATTCGTACTCTATGCGCTCCATTTGCGGCGGTGCGCCCTCGCCCTGCTCAATGTTGCCGGTAACCGATACGCCGTCATCCTCAATGCCAATGGGGGCGGTGTGCGGTTCGTACCGTACCCATGCCGTGCCGCGTCCACCGAGGAACCGATCCTCTACGCAGTAAGACATGGTTGAGCGGTAATCGGGGTAATGCTCAATTTCAAAGTCAATGGCGCGTTCTAGCAGCTGCCCTGCCACGCGCCCCACGGGGTCGTTATCGCCAAAGCGGCGGCCAATGTCAGCCTTCGGGAGCTTGGCGTACACGGCAGGGCGTAGCGTCTGCACGTTTGACCAGAGGATGTTGAACTTCGCGGATTCGGTCAGCGTCTGCCCACGGGTATCGTCGCGGTAACGCTTGATGATCTTCTTGGTACGCGCCTGCCACTTGGCAAATTCGTTGTCGTACTGCCCGATGATGCGGAGGTACTTGTTCAGTTCCGGCTGTACCAATACGTCCATCAGGCTTTCCTCTCGTTACGACTGCTGATTGCCTTGGCTTTCGCCTTGGCCTCTGCCTTGCTGCCTGCGCCCCATGCCTTGAGGGCAAGAGCCAAGCGCGTAGGCTCGCCGTTCTTTTCCATCGGCCCTGGCATATTGCCCATGCGGGCGAGGAACGAGGCGCGGCGGGGGTTGTCGCCAGCTTTTACCGGGGGTTTCAACGTGCCACCCGTCTCGGCTTTGTAGGAGGCACGACCAGCGGCATTTAGACCGCCTTTTGGGTTCTTGCCTGCCTTACGCTGCCACGCTGCGCTCACTTGTTTTCCTTCTTAACCGTCTTGGCTGACTCGCGGAACGCCTTGGCAGTCGGCGCACCGGGGGAACCGGGCTTACGCATACGCTCACCAGAGCCAGCCTTGATGCGCTCCTGCTTGGCGAGGATGTTGGCGTACAGGCCGGGCTTGCGGTTCATACGTAATCGCTGAACAAGCCGACAACGCGGCAGTTGCTGTTGCCCGAGCAGGTCGCGGTGATGCGCCCCTTGGTGCCAACTTCCAACGGGATCACATACACGCCAGCGG